CTCGCTCTCGGGCAACCTCATCGGGTCGCGCTTTGTCTGTGACCACCTGCAACTTGACTAAGCAGGGCGAAAGCCCTGCGTTTAGATGCAACCAATAAAGGATTCAGCTTGTTTCGATCAAATGGCAATAGTGGAAAAATACGAGAGGGTTATCTCGTATCTGTACCCTATTGCCCAGTCAATACCGAGAAAACATGGAGTGGCGAGGGATATGTTTTTGCAATGCCTGATGGGTGTGCCCGACACACTTGTGCAAGCTGGCAAAAGCAATCAAGTCTCAAAACTCTACGCCGCAGACGCACAGCTTGCTCATCTGCGGTTTTGGGTGCGCTTTCTGGTTTCGATCAAGTGTTTAACAAAGCACCAGCAAGAGACATCACAAGTGTTAATTGCAGAAGTTGGGGCGATGTTGGGGGCTTGGCTCAAGCACAGAAAAGCACAAGGGCAGTCTGGATAACAACTCTGCGCTATTTGGCGGCAACTGGAACAACGGCTCGAACTCCGGTTCGCGCTGCTCGAACTGGAACAACGCTGCCTCGAACTCGAACAACAACATCGGGTCGCGCTTTGTCTGTGACGACGTACATCCAACGCTCTGCCAACGCTCCGGCTTGGCAGGCAGGCCAATCCACATGTGGTCAGCCAGCGCTGTCCTGCTTCGGCAAATACATTTCGGGGTTCGGCATAACGCCTAGTAGGAAATCCAAAAGCGCAGCCGACTTTTTTATGCCAAAAAAACACCGCAATCTGATTGACCAAATCGTGTCTTTGGACAACCTCCAAGAGGCGTACCGCAAAACATCCAAAGGTAAAAAAATGACCTTTGGTTATTTGGAGTTTAAAGAGTACGACCAAGCCAATCTGCGATTGATTCAGCAAGAGCTTGCTGATGGGGCTTACAACATTGGTGGTTATCGTCAGTTTACTATTTACGAACCAAAGCCAAGATTAATATCTGCGTTAGATTTTAAAGACCGCTTGGTGCAGCATGCTTTGTGCAATGTTATCAGCCCTATTTTTGAGAAAACTCTAATGCCGCAGACATTTGCTTGCCGCGTAGGAATGGGCACCCATGCTGGAGTGGCTTTTGTTCAAGCCCGCATGAGGAACTTAGATTCCAAGTATTTTTTAAAAACAGATTACTCCAAGTTTTTTCCAAGCATAAACCGTGCCGTGTTGCACAAAATGATTGACCGCAAAATTGATTGTGATAAAACGCTGCGTATCTTGCGCGAGACCATCCCAACTGAAGGCAAGGGCATACCTATTGGCAGCCTGACAAGCCAACTTTTTGCCAACGTGTATGGCAATGCCGCCGACCGATTTATTCACTTTGACCTCAAGCAGCGCCATTGGGCGCGTTACATGGACGACATTGTGATTCTTGGCGACGACAAGGACGAGCTAATGGACTCGTTTTTAAGGTTAAATGATTTTTCAATGGAACACTTAAGTCTGCGCATCGGCAAATGGCAGGTCTCACCCACCAGCCGTGGCGTAAACTTTTTGGGCTACCGGATTTGGAAAAACCACAAACTGCTTCGCAAAGACTCAGTGCTTCGCGCAAAGCGTAAAATTGCAAGATACATTGGCAATCAAGACGAAGAATCTTTGACTAAGTTTTTGGCATCGTGGTCAGGCCATGCAAAGTGGGCTGACACTCATCATCTTTTTAATTGGCTGGAGCAAAAGCATGGCATCACTGCATAAAACTATCATAAACACCCGCGCTGACTTGGATGCCATTGATGGCACGCCTGAGCACGCTGAATTTATGACCTTTCTTAAAGGCTCTATAACGCGCAAGCAAGACGTAGCTGTGCGACCTGATAGCTACGGACAACCAGACTACGAAGGCGACATCATTCTTCCTGTTTGGGAGGATGTTGAGGACTTATCAACAATTACAGCTTTTGAATTTGCAAAGTCTGATTTATTGTGAGTAAAATTAAAGCGACACCATATATTAAAAGCTCGGAGCAAAAATGGAACGCACCGTAGAGACAGCGCACAGCCGCATTGATGCCCTCGAAAAAGAGGTCATTGCAATTAAGACCGAGGTGCGTATTCAGTTCAAGGATTTGTTTGGTCGGGTGAAGCGGCTGGAGACAATTCTGTTAGCGGCCACTGGGACAATCATGGTTCTATTGCTGACAGTATTGTCAAAGATGAACTAGCGTGTTACTTGAGCTTGCTGCCGCCAATGCAGCCTATGCGGTTATTAAACAGACCGTTGCCAATGGTGGAGACATCATGGCGGCGGGACAGCATCTTTTCAGCTTCTTTGACAACAAAGCCGCAATATCTAAAAAGGCAGGTCAATCAGGTTCAGACTCAGAAGCGTTTTTTGCGCTTGAACAAATTAAGCAACACGAAATACAACTTAAAGAGTTGATGATTTACCAAGGGCGCGGCGGCCTTTGGGATGAATGGTTGGCATTTCAAGTTGAGGCTCGGAAAAACCGCGAGGCCGTGGCTCGCGCAATATTGCTGAAGAAGCGTAAGCGCATACAAGCCATTAAAGGCGTGCTGACGGGCATTGCAGTATTTCTGCTGGGGGTAACAGGCATTGGCGCTGTTGCTTTGCTTGTATGGATTGTAGTAACAAAGGGTGGTCAATAAATGGCGTATCAACTTGACGAACACATGACGACAACCAGCGTCTTTCTTGATGTCGCTAGGGGTCATTACAACAATCTAAAACCCGTAAACATTTTTGGATTTAACCGTGATGTTGGGACTGCGTTTGAAACACTCTGGAACGATAGCGGCTCTTACGTCTACCCATCATCCGCGTCTGTCTTGTCTGTGGTTTCTAGTTCTGCCTCAGACACAATGAGCGTTTTGATTAGCGGTCTAGACTTTGATTATGTTGAGATTTCAGAAACGGTCACCTTGATTGGAACATCAGCGGTGTCCACTACTCAAGCGTTTTTCAGAGTAAATTCCGCTGTAATATTAAGTGGCTCAAACGTGGGCAACATTAGCGCCAGCATTGGCGGGACAGTACACGGCTGGATTGAGGCTGGTCAGGGCGCTACACAGGCTTGTCTGTACACCGTACCTGCTGGCAAGTCTCTTTATTTACTACGCATAGATTTAACTTCAGGCACGGTTAACCCAAATAAGTATTTGACTTACCGCCAGACTTTAGGGTCTAGCAATGGTCGCATTTTGCGGGTTGCCGAGGCAACGTGGCAGACCGGTCAACAATCATTTGACCGACAAATTCCATTTGTTATTGGCGAAAAGACAGACTTTCAATTTGAAGCAAAGTCATCAAGCGGCACAAACGAGGTTTCTATTTTTGTTGAAGCGGCTTTGGGGTGGGGCGAATAATGAATGAACTTCTCAAATTACTCAAAAACTCGGCTCCTGCTATTGCTACTGCTCTTGCTGGCCCTTTGGGTGGCCTGGCAGTGTCTGCGTTGGCTACCAAGTTTGGGGTGGCTGACGAGTTGGAAGCGGTCACGGCGGCGATTAAAGCAGACCCAGAGGCGACAATAAAGTTGCAGGAACTGGAGCAAGCGCGATTCCAAGCTGTGTTAGCTGACAAAGCCTCTGCGCGAGCGCGTGAGGTGGCAATAACAAATAGCGCTAACGCACCGCTGCTTAATAAAATTGTCACACCGGCTTTGGCGCTTGGGGTTGTTGGTCTGTCGTTTGCTCTGTTTGCAGTGCTTATCTTTGTCGAAGTAAAGACAGAAGCCAAGGATATCTTGATATACATTCTTGGCGTGCTATCTGCCGCTGTAACACAAATTCTGTCGTACTATTTTGGCTCAAGCCAAGGCAGTAAAGACAAAGAGGAAAAGTTATCAGGTTTTATGTCAAACAGGGAGTAAATCATGGTGTGGTTGCCCGTTTCGTTTATTTGTTTGTTCGGCGGCGCTTGCGGATTTGAAAGCGGCAGATTGTCTGTTTCTATTGAACAGTGCGAAGCCCAGAATTTTCAAGTTAGACGTAAGCTAGCAACGAACACTGAAGTTGCTGCGTTTGATATGACTTGCATTGAAATAAAACCAAAGGCGACTGACTCACTATGAATTACAAAGAATCCCTAGCGCACATACTTAAACATGAGGGCGGTTGGGTAAATGACCCAAGAGACACAGGCGGCGAGACGAATTTAGGTGTTACAAAAGCTGTCTGGGAGGAATGGCTGGGTCACGCAGTAAAAGACGGCAGT